GGGGGGACAGGGTCCGCAAAATGGCCCACCCCCCGTCATCGGCCCGCACCTCGCATTTTCCCCGGAGGTAGGTTTGGGCATCCCGAATCCGGGTTTCGGATAAGACAGGACGACCTGTGTCGTTGGGGTCTTCTTGCGTTCGTTCCTTTCTACCCAACGAGGGGTACGCAAGTCGTCCTGTCCTACCTGAAACCCGGATTCGGAAACAGCAAAGGAACCCGGAATAGGAGAGAACTCCGTGGCAAGGGCCAAGAAGTCACCCAGAGGACGGGCCGCCACTCCGGAGCAACAGGAGAATCAACTCATTTCGCTCGCAGTCCAGCGAGCCGAGGAGATGCTACTGGACGGCACGGCTCCTCCTTCCATCATCACGCACTACCTCAAGCTCGCCACGAGCCGAGAGCGGTTGGAGCAGGAGCGAATCAAGGCCGAGAACGACATGCTCAAGGCCAAAGCCGACGCTCTGGCGGCCTCAGCACGAGGGGAGGAGGCCTACAAGGAGGTTCTCGAGGCATTCAAGTCCTACGCCGGAGGAGGTGTGGGTCTTGAGTCGGATTCGGACCTTCAGTGAACTCTCTCGCATCGATTCCTTCGAGGACCGGTACGAGTACCTACGTCTCAACCAGGATCCAGGGGATCAGACCTTCGGTTTCGAACGGTATCTGAACCAATCCTTCTATCACTCGGCCGAATGGCGCCAAGCTAGGCAGAAGGTTATCCTAAGAGACGACGCATGCGACCTCGGGGTCCCGGGTCACGACATCTACGGTAAGATTCTTGTTCATCACATGAACCCGATTCGGCCCGAGGACCTCGAGGGAGAGTTCAATCCCGACATCCTCGACCCCGAATACCTAGTCTGCGTGCGACACGACACACATAATGCGATTCACTTCGGCGACGCGAGCCTGTTACCCAAGCCTCTAGTCGAGAGAACGCCGAACGACACGATACCCTGGAGGTGACCGTGGCTGATTCGATATTGAACGACATCAAGAAGGCTCTCGGCATCACCGAGGACTACACAGCCTTCGATCAAGAGATTATTCTCCACACAAACACGGCGCTCATGTTCGCGGAGCAGATCGGTCTGCCCTCGTTTAGGATCGCCGGCAAGACGGAGACTTGGGATCAGTATCTCAGCGGCATCACGAAGAACATAGAGGCCGTCAAGACATACCTGTATCTGCAAGTGCGGCTTGTATTCGACCCGCCCGCGAACTCTTTCGTCGTGACGGCGATCGAGAAGCAGCTTCAGGAGTACGCCTGGCGTATTAACCTCCAGAAGGAGACTCCATGAGCGACCAACTCATGCACTACGGGGTCAAGGGGATGCGTAAGGGCGCTCGGAAGAGTCGTGAGCAGCGGAATGCTGAGCGCCGCGCCAAGTACGAGGCCAAACTCAAGGCTAAGTATGGCGATCACGACATCGCTACGATTGAGGCCTTCATTAAGAAGCGCAAGGCGCAAGCAAAGGCAGCCAGGGACTGGCGTCTTGGTAACCAGCGCAACCGTCAGCTCACCGCTACCGAGCGTCGAGAGAAGTATTACAACGAACTCGACACCGGCCAACTAGGCAAGACCTACGCAACAGATGCAACTCTCGCTGAAGCCGCTCGTAGGTACTACAAGAAGGGGCATAACAAGCGAATGGGTCATTCGGAGCTGATGCATTACGGCGTCAAAGGCATGAAGTGGGGCGTTCGTCGCCGCGCTCGTCGTGACGCCAAGGAATTCACCCAGGCCAAGATGTACTACGGCGAGGGTGCCGGCAATCGGCGGAAGCTGATCAAGGCAACAGTTAAGGCTCGCTCGAAGGATCCGTTCTACAAGAGCGAGTTCGACAAGGCCGTCGCCAATACCGACATGTCTAAGCGGGCTTCTCAGGCTCGAAGGCAGCGCGGTCGTAAGAACGCTCGCAATTCCGCAGGCAAGACCGTTCGCGGCGTTGGTAACATCGCCACGGGAAACGTCGGCCGGGCCGGAGGTGCTCTGGCTCTCGGTTATTTGGGGTATCAGGGGGCTAAGGCCGCCGGAATCGCTCCCACCGAGAAAGAGTTAGTTACCAAAGCCGTTAAGGGGGCCAAGAAGATCAAGAGAGTCGTTCAGCACGACGATGTTCTCGCTCACTACGGTGTCCGGGGCATGCGCTGGGGAATCCGCAAGTCTCGCATCAAGGGTGCGAAGAAGTGGACTTCGGCTAAGCAGGCCAAAATAGACGGCATGTCTGATGATCAGCTTAGGCGGGTCAATAACCGTATCCGGTTGGAGAAGGAGTACCGTCAGCTGACCCAAACCCGGATGGAGCGCTACCGCAGCAAGGTAGGGAAGGCGGCCGAGGAGGCTGCGTTCAACACCTTGCAGAACGCAATCCAGAAGGGCTTGAAGAAGGCTGCTAGCCAGGGCGGATCTGCTGCTATCAAGGGCGCCAAACGGTTCAAGTAATAGGACTATGACATGACAGACACACTGTTCTTCATCGACGAGGACGAGGTCCTCGCTCACCATGGCGTCAAAGGCATGAAGTGGGGCGTTCGTAAGCAGCGAGCCGCTTCTGGAGGCGCTGGTTCAACCAAGAAGCGCAAGGGACTTTCGCGTAAGCAGAAAGCAGCCATAGCCGGCGTTCTCGGTACGGCCGCTGCCGCTGGTGCTGGGTACTACCTGCACAAGTCGGGCAAGGGTAAGAAGATCGCTGCTCTTGCCAAGAAGCACGGAGACTCCGCTAAGGACTTTGCCAAGGGTAAGGGTCGCAACCTCGGCGCACAGGCTCGAGTCAAGCAGGCCCAGGCCAAGCGTTTCGCTAAGGCTCAGTCGGCCAACGCCAAGAGCGCAGCCGAGAAGCTGAAGACCACCAAGGCGGGCAAGTACGCAGAGGCTACCCGTCTTGCCGCCAACGCCGCTGCGTTCAAGACTGCTAATGCAACCAAGGGTGTTGGCTACGGAGCCAAGCGCCAGGCTTGGAAGGTTGGTAATAAGGCACGCAAGGCGGCTGAGGGCGGCGTCGGCGGTGTGAAGTCTTCGGCCGGCATGGCAGCCCGGTCGGCTAAGGCTGCGGCGGGGGCGGCTAAGTCTAAGTTCGGCAAACAGGCCGCTAAGGCTCCTGGTAAGGCACTTTCGACTCATGTTGTCCAGCCCGGCAAGGGCGTTGGATACAGGAAACTCGCTACCACCGGAACCAGGGTCGTGCGACCCAAGGGGGGCGCCGCTGACAAGCTCGCCAAACGTGCTGCCCTCGGACTAGGCGTTGGAATAGGCGCTAATGCGGCCGCTGCGGCAGCTGGAGCAGCTATCAACCGAAGGGCCGCTGGCGGCAAGAAGAGCGGAACCTCAAAGAAGCGCCGCCGCTGACCATGCTGTCCAATACCGCTACCCCGCGATATTACGCTGAGTTCAGAGATGATGTCCTCGCAGGCCGGATTCCGATCTGCAAGGAGATCGAGATGGAGATGAATAGGATCGATGATCGGATTCGCAATCCCGGCTTTTATTACGATAGCGACGCTGTGGAGGGGTTCATCCGCTTCGCGGAAGCGGAGATGACTCTAACCGACGGATCCGATCTTCGACTCCTTCCGAGCTTCAAGCTCTGGGCCGAACAGATCTTTGGATGGTGGATCTTCACCGAGCGATCAGTCTACGTCCCGAACAAGACGACGGCTGGCGGCCACTTCGAGAAACGCCGGGTGAAGCAGCGCCTCATCAACAAGCAATACATCATTGTCGCCCGAGGCGGAGCGAAGTCCTTGTACGAAACCCTCCTTCAAGCCTACTTCCTCACGATCGACACGTCGACTACCCACCAGGTGACGACCGCGCCGACGATGAAGCAGGCTGAGGAGGTCATGCAACCCTTCCGCACCGCCATCACAAGAGCCAAGGGGCCCTTGTTCGATTTCATGACGCAGGGGTCTCTCCAGAACACGACCGGCAACCGCGCTCTCAGGCAGAAGCTCGTCCCCACCAAGAAGGGGATCGAGAACTTCATGACCAACAGCCTGCTCGAGGTTCGACCCATGTCGATCGATAAGCTCCAGGGCCTCCGCACCAAGATGAATACGGTGGACGAGTGGCTCTCGGGCGACATTCGTGAAGACGTGGTCGGCGCCATAGAGCAGGGCGCGTCCAAGGTCGACGACTGGCTTATTCTGGCAGTGTCCTCGGAGGGTACCGTCAGGAACTCGGCCGGCGACAACATGAAGATGGAGCTCCTCAATATTCTTCGAGGGGAGTATTCGGATCCCCACACCTCCATCTTCTACTACAGGCTCGATGACCTCAAGGAGGTCGTGGATCCGTCGACCTGGTTGAAGGCCCAGCCCAATCTCGGCGCTACAGTCTCCTACGAGACATATCAGCGGGACGTCGAAAGGGCGGAGCACGTGCCTGCGGCTAGGAACGACATCCTGGCCAAGAGGTTCGGCATTCCCATGGAGGGGTACACGTACTTCTTCACCTACGAGGAGACCCTGCGGCACAACCGTCAGGACTTCTGGGGTATGCCTTGTTCTATCGGCGTCGACCTGTCGCAGGGCGATGACTTCACCGCCTTCACATTCTTGTTCCCGCTCAGCCGGGGCAGGTTTGGCGTCAAGACGCGCTGCTACATTTCTGAGCGCACCATGCTGCGCCTCCCGGGAGCCACTCGTCAGAAGTATGAGGAGTTCCTGCAGGAGGGCTCACTCATGGTGCTCGAGGGTACGGTTCTTGACATGATGAATGTCTACGAAGACCTCGAGGCGTTCATCGCGGACTGCGAGTACGACGTGCGCTGCCTGGGCTTTGACCCATACAACGCCAAGGAGTTCGTGACTCGCTGGGAGAACGAGAACGGGCCGTTCGGCATCGAGAAGGTGATCCAGGGAGCCCGGACCGAGTCCGTGCCCCTCGGTGAGATCAAGGACATGGCAGAGGATCGCAAGCTCCTCTTCGACCAGTCCATGATGACCTTCACGATGGGGAACGCCATCACCCTGGAGGACACCAACGGGAACCGCAAGCTCCTGAAGGCCCGACGGGAGAACAAGATCGACTCAGTCGCCGCCCTGATGGACGCCTGGGTCGCTTACAAACTCAACAAGGACATGTTCGACTAGGAGGTGAAGGACATAGGACTGCGAGACAGACTACAGCACGCCTACAACGCCTTCACTGGCAGGGACATCGATCGATCGCACCTCGGTCCGTCCTACTCCGTACGGGCTGACCGGCTCGCTCTCGGATGGACAGCCGACAAGTCGATCATCTCGTCGCTGTTCAACATGATCGCCATCGACGTGTCCGCCACGCCGATCCGACATGTCGACACCGCTCAAAATGGAACGTTTGTTGGCGTTCGGCGGTCAGCCCTGAACGATTGCCTGATGCTGGAGCCCAACATCGATCAGAGCGGCCGAGCATTCATCCAAGATGCCGTGCTGTCCCTGTTTGACGAGGGCGTCATCGCGATCGTTCCGGTCGAGTCAGACCTGGACCCGAGGACCAATAACAGCTTCGACATCAAACAACTGCGAGTCGGGCGGATCACCCAGTGGTTCCCTGAGCAGGTCGAGGTTGAGGTCTATAACCAGGCTCGCTCTACCAAGGAGCGGGTGATCCTGCCGAAGCGCACCGTCGCCATCATCGAGAATCCTCTCTATGAGGTGATGAACAAGCCGAACTCTACCCTCAAGCGACTGAGCCGCAAGCTCTCCATGCTGGACCTGGCCGACGAAAAGACGTACACTGGAAAACTGGACATCATCATCCAGCTCCCCTACGTCGTCAAGACCGAGGCCATGCGCCAGCGGGCGGAGAACCGCATTCAGTCCATCGAGGACCAGCTCGGCAAGGGCGGACACGGGATCGCCTACACCGACGGTTCCGAGAAGATCACTCAGCTAAACCGCCCGGCGGAGAACAACCTGCTCGATCAGATCAAGTTCCTCACCGCCGAGCTCATGAGTCGACTGGGTATTTCAGAGGACGTCTTCAAGGGTACTGCGACGGAGATTGTCTGGACTCATTATTGGAACCGAGCTGTGGAGCCCGTACTCTCGGCGCTCGCCGATGGGATGAGCAAGGCCTTCCTCACGAAGACTGCGCGCACCCAGGGGCAGGCCGTGCAGTACATCCGCGACCCGTTCAAGAACGTTCCTCCGAGCCAGATCGTCACGTCTCTGGACACCATGCTCAGGGATCAGGTCATCACGCCGAACGAAGCACGTACGAGGATTGGTCTTCCGCCATCCCCGAACGAGCAGGCGGATCAGTTGCAGAACCCGAACATCAACCCTCAGATGGGTGATACCTCCCTGGACGGCGAGGGGGATATTCCGGGCCCCGGTGGTCCTGATGTTCAGTCAGTGCTCAGCATGCCGATGAGCCAAGTCAGAGGAGAAGGATGAAGTTCGACTTCAGTGGCTGGGCCACTAAGAACGACCTGACCTGCTCCGACGGGCGCACTATCAAGCATAATGCGTTCAAGGAGAATGACGGCCAGCGCGTGCCGCTTGTATGGCAGCATGGGCACAACGCCGTCGACAACGTTCTCGGGCACGCACTGCTCGAGAATCGGGATGAGGGTGTTTACGCCTACTGCGCTTTCAATGACACTCCTGGCGCCGAGAACGCCAAGGAGCTCGTGAAGCACGGAGACGTCAAGGCTCTCTCGATCTACGCCAACCGCCTCGACCAGCGAGGGGCTGACGTTATTCACGGCAACATCGTCGAGGTTTCCATGGTCCTGTCCGGGGCCAACCCGGGCGCCTTGATCGACAACGTTGCTCTGGAGCACTCGGATGGTTCATGGACCGAGTCCGAGGACGAGGCCGTCATTTATTCCGGTCTCACGCTCTCGCACGATTCCGGAGAAACAACGGAGGACACAGAATCCATGGACGAAGACGAGGTTTACGACGAGGACGACCTCACGGTCGCCGATGTCCTCGATACCCTCGACGAAGACCAGCGTCTGGCAGTTGCAGCCCTTATTGAGGAGATCAGCGGTGACGTTGATGCCGAGGATGAGGACTTCGACGAGGACGAAGAGTTCGATGAGGACTATGACGAAGACTACGATGAGGACGCCGAGCACGGCGACTCCGGGGGTGATACTCTGATGCATTCCAACATCTTCGAGGGCGACGCTCGTAACCACATGGGCCCGCACCTCTCTCACGCCGATGAGGAGCAGATCTTCGCCGAGGCTCGCCAGCCCGGCATGACGCTCCGTACCGCGGTCCTGGCTCACGCCCAGGACTACGGCATCAAGAACCCGGAGCTGCTGTTCCCGGACGCCACAAACCTGGACCCGGAGCCCCAGCGCATCATGCGCGAGAACTCTTGGGTTGCCAAGGTTCTCCAGGGCTCCAAGCACACTCCCTTCTCCCGTGTCAAGACCCAGTGGTCCAACCTTACCGCTGACGACCTGCGGGCTAAGGGCTACGTCAAGGCCAGCCGCAAGAAGGACGTTGTCTACGAGGTCGCCAACCGGAAGACCGAGCCGACGACCGTCTACAACAAGACGAAGATCGACCGTGACGATGTCCTCGACATCACCACGTTCAACGTCGTCGCCTGGATGCAGCAGAACCTGCGCTTCGCCCTCGAGGAGGAGCTCGCACGCGCCGTCCTGATCGGTGATGGTCGTGAAGTGTCTAACCCCGACAAGATCAAGGAGAGCAACATCCGTCCGATCTGGAAGGATGACGAGCTGTTCTCCCACAAGGTTCTCATCGACAAGGACGCCAAGACCGAGGACATCATCGACGTGGTTCGTCGGTCCCGGAAGTTCTACAAGGGCTCAGGCATGCCGGTCCTGTTCACCACGAACGCCTTCGTGTGTGACATGCTCGAGATCAAGGACATCAACAAGCGGTACATCTACGAGACCAAGCAGGCTGTTGCCAACGCCCTGAACGTCTCGGATGTCATCGAGGTTGAGGTCATGGAGGGCGCCAAGCGCGACGTCGGGGGCAAGACCCAGAACCTGCTCGGCATCATCGTCAACATGCAGGACTACACCATGGGTGCCGACAAGGGCGGCGAGACCTCCTTCTTCGAGCAGTTCGACATCGACTTCAACCAGCAGAAGTACCTGCTGGAGGCTCGTTGCTCGGGTGCTCTGACGAAGTACAAGTCCGCGATCGTCATCGAGAAGGCTACGGCCTGATCCGGTCAAAATGGCAAGATTCTTCGGAAGCATAGGTTACGGGCACGCCGTCGAGACAACGCCGGGAGTGTTCGAGGACAAGATCACGGAGAGGGAGTACTACGGGGACGTGAACCGTTCCCAGAAGCAGTACGACAGCGAGCCGAAGGTTCTCCAGAATCTCCGGCTCAACAACGAGATCTCCATCTTGGCCGATTCTTACGCCGAGGAGAACTTCTTCGCCATCAAGTATGTGAGGTGGATGGGGGCGCGCTGGGTCGTCACAAACGTGGAGGTCCGCCGCCCCCGTCTCATCCTCAACCTCGGAGAGGTGTACAATGGCCCAACGCCTTGAGTTCCATCAGAAACTCGTCGAGGCCCTGGGCTCTAGGAACGTCTACTTCCAACCCCCGGAGTCCGTCCAGCTCACCTACCCGTGCATCGTGTACGAACGGAGTCGAGCCGACTCGAAGTTCGGGGATAACACCAACTGGATGTACACGCCGCGTTATTCGGTCACCCTCATCAGCAGGAATCCCGATGAGCCGGTGCTGGATGTCCTGGCAGACATGCCTATGTCCACCTTCGAGAGGCACTTCGTCTCGCACAACCTTCATCACGACGTGTTCAACATCTACCAAGGAGTATAGATGGCAGCCCTTACATGGGACGAGACGGGCAAGAAGTTCTATGAGACTGGTGTGGACCGTGGAGTCCTCTTCGCCGTCAATCCCACCACTGGCGCTTACGGCAAGGGCGTCGCCTGGTCGGGTCTCACCAATGTGACCGAGACCCCGACTGGTGCGGAGCAGACCGACCTGTACGCGGACAACATCAAGTACCTCTCTCTGACCTCGGCCGAGACGTTCGAGGGCAAGATCGAGGCCTACACCTACCCGGACGAGTGGCTCCAGTGTGACGGCTCGGCTGTGGTCGACAAGGTCGTTATTGGTCAGCAGGAGCGCACCTCCTTCGGCCTGGCCTACCGCACTATCAAGGGTAACGACCAGCAGAAGAACAACTTCGCCTACAAGCTGCACCTTCTGTACGGCCTGGCGGCCTCCCCCTCGGAGCGCTCCTACGGCACGGTCAACGACTCCCCCGAGGCGATCACCTTCTCATGGTCCTTCAAGGGTACCCCGGTGAACGTTACTGGCCACAAGCCGACCTGTGTCGTCACCCTCGACTCCAGCGTCGTGGGCAAGGCCGGTATGACCGCTATCGAGAAGCTGATCTGGGGTGACGGGACTGGTGACCCCAAGCTCCCCACCCCCGACGAGGTTATCGCCGCCGTCAAGGCTGCGGCCTGACAACTCCCACGGACCCCGTGATGCGCTCCGGGGTCCGTGGTGACTCCAGGGAGGAACGAATGCTGACGATTCACGTCGTTGGGGATGAGCTCTATGACGAGGATCGCAACGAGTTCATCAACGGCTTCGAGGGCGACCTCGAGCTTGAGCACAGTCTCGTCGCCCTGTCAAAATGGGAGTCAAAGTGGCACATCCCATACATCGGCAATGAGAAGCTCACCGAAGAGCAGGTCCTTGACTACATTAAGTGCATGACCCTGAATGACGTCGACCCCGTCGTCTACTCGCACTTGTCCATGGAGAACGTGAAACGAATCCGAGAGTACATCGAGGACTCGATGACGGCCACTACGTTCGTGGAGTCCGAGGGATCCAGCCCCGCTCGAAATGTTATCACGTCGGAACTGGTCTACTACTGGATGGTCGCTCTTCAGATTCCGTTCGAGTGCCAGCACTGGCACCTACATCGACTTCTCACACTCATTCGAGTGTGCAATGTCAAGAACCAACCCGACAAGAAGATGTCGACCGCCGCCACGCTTCGACAGAATCAGGCTCTGAACGCGGCGAGACGGGCCAAGTACAAGTCAAGAGGTTAGCATGCCTGGCGTTACTCCTCTCCTCCACGCAAAAGTTCGGGGGGAGTCCAGCCCTTACAGTACCGTCTACATCTCCCCAGCCAACGGAGTCACCGACGCCTCGATCACTCTAGGAGCGAATCCTGAGTTTGAGCTGGACGTGCCGTTCTACGAGGGATCCAAGGCCCTGGTTCGGGTCGTCCGAAAGGATGGTTCCTCGGAGCAGAAGATTATCGACCTTAAGGAGTCTATGCCCGAGAAGGTTGTCTGGTTCAACAACCGGGCCGCCGCTGGGTACGGGACGTTCGATACCGGCTGGATCAAGTGCCCTGATGACAACGCCTACGTCTACCGCATCATGGCGGGCATGGTCTACGTCAAGCGCAATAGTGACTGGCAGACTCAGGACCTTAACGGAACGAGGGACGTCAAGGTTGTCGATCTCCCCAAGGAGATCCAGGTTCGAAGCCGGGCAACGTTTGTTCTTCCCAAGGGAGACTACACGGACGACGGGTCCATCATCGAGATCTGGCCCGGAGATGCGGCAACGCCTCCGCGCGTTCGTGCGCAGCTTAAGGCCAACGGCGCACGAATCATTCCGGTACTCTTCGCCCCCATCGAGAACTCCAACGGCTGAAAAGGTCAAAATGACTGTATCTCAATACGCAGCGTCATGCGCCAGGTACTACGCCGACGTCGCTGATGTCGGTTATTCGCAGCCAGATCGCTGGACCTTCTACGAGCGGTCCGACTGGGACGGCTGGCTCATCAACCCGCCCGCCAACGCCGACTGCTCGGCCCTGGTCGCAGGCTGCTACAACCTTGCGGCTCACCATGAGTGGGGTGAGCCCTTCACCGCCGGGTATTTCCCCCGGTCGACTTGGACCGGATCGTTGCGGGAGGAGTGTCTTGCTCGCAACTTCGCCGACATCTCTGATTCCTGGACGGGTAACGAGCCTGACGGCGGATTCGAAATCGGCGACATCGTCCTCAAGGAGGACCCTTCGGGCGAGAACGGCCACGTCGCCATGGTGACTGCCCTTAACCCGACGATTCTTTCTGAGGCATGGATCGCCGAGGACGGAAGTACCGACGGATACATGGGGGACCAGACCAACAAAGAGGTCCGATCCGTGCTCTACAACGAGCATATGTACACCCAGTCCGCGTCCTGGACTCACTGTCTTCGTCGACGGGACAACCACGGTAGCTCGGCTCCCTCACATGCTGAGTCGTCCGCTGGAACCTCCATCCAACAAGCCGTTCTTCGCGCCGCCGACGCCACTGGGTGTCCCTGGTGGGCTGCTCTCGGCTGCCTAAAGGTGGAGACCGGTGAGGAGGGCGCCAACATTTACGGCCACGACGCCGGGGGCGCCTGCTCGGGCTGGGGCGAGGTTACGGAGCACAACTTCAAGAACTATTTCTGGCCCATTGTCTCTGAGTGGGGTACCTCGAACGGAGTCGGTCCGCTTCAGATCACCTACAACGGGTATTTCATCAACGACCCCGACCGAGCCTGGTGGGATCCGCAGAAGTCGGCCGAGGTCGGCTGCTCCATCCTCAAGGGCCTCATCGATGCTGAGGGCGATTCCTACGAGGACCTCCGCCGTGTGGGGTCTCGCTACAACTCGGGGACCATGTACGGGTCCTATGAAGCGTACGGCGTGCCTTTCTCCGACGCATGCCGCTACTGGTACAACAAAGGCCGTCCGTCTCAGGGCACGAGCGACGGCGGAGAGGAACTCGAAGTGTCATACGCAACTGATCTGCTTTCTGAGATCAAGGACCGTCTCGTTGAGGTCTCCGACCAGACTGGTGCCGGCATCGCCGGTCGTCGTTTCGACGGCCCCATCGTTGGCTGGCTGAAGGACATCTCCTACAAGCAGGACCTGATCCTGAAGGCCCTCAACGAGGCCAAGCCGAAGTCTGACGAGGGCAAGTGAGGCCGTCGTGCCTTACTGTCACGTCAAAGGAGACATTCCCCCGTTCGCCACACTGACCGTCGATCCCGATGACGGCCCCACTTTTGTTGATACTGCCGGAGAGAACGGTAAGATCGACGGTATGGTGTGGTTCTTCCGCAGCACCAACGCTCGGCTCTTCCTGGATGACCAGAGTTGGCTCGCTACCAAGACGGTAACTCTGAGCGAGGAAAACGTCGTCGACGTCACCATCAAGACTAATCGTCCTGCTGGCGGCGGAGGCGGAGGCAACGGGAATGTCCTGATCCTCGGCCGTGAGGAGCAGGTGCCCGCAGGTACTCCTCCGAACACGGTCATCGTACGAAAGGTCTGATCATGGCGTCTCCCATGAAGGGTATCGCGGTCTCCAAGAATCAGGACGAGAAGCTTAGCGTTCCGTCGGCTGTGGGGGACTGGGCGCTGCTCGTAGTGGGCGGTCAACTCAACCACATGCGGGACTGCACACCCGCAGGTTGGACTGGAAAGTACGCCGGCGGCGAAGACATCCGGTCATGCACGGTGGCCGTCAAAATGGTTGCTGATCCTGCCGACACACAAAACATCGTGTGGAAGTCCCCGGACCCGGCTCACAACGGACGGCACGTTGCGGTACTTATGGTATTCGACGGAGCCAAGGTCAAGAGCCTGGTCCCGGGCACACCGGGTAAGAGCGCCGATGGTTGGAAGAATGGCCCATTTCCTCAGATCACAGGGTTCGTGCAGCATGATGTAAACACCGCCCCTGTAGCGGCTTTCCCGCCAAACGTCGAGTCGTTGACTAATGGTACCTGGGGTAAGGACACGAAGGCGTCCTGGTCTTCGATCATCGTCGGATATGCTCAGTCGGCGTACGCGCCGCCAAGCGATACCGGTGTAAAAACCCTCTTCGGCGTCGACGTCCGGCTCCAGGAGCAGAACGACTCGCTCGATCCGATTCTCGCTGACGGATCCCGGATCGGTGTCAACGTGTGGGACGGCACTCGGGAGACTCCGACCGTCACGATGCGAGCAATTCCGGAGGGCGCCAAGACGATCTCGGAGCTCCTCACGATTCCTCATTTCATCGTGGGGCATCGTGGTGGCTCCCAGTCCTGGCCCGAGCACACTGAGATCGGGTACACCCAGGCGGTCGACTACCACGCTCACGCGCTGGAATTTTCGGCCGCTCGGAGCAAGGACGGCGTCTGGTTTGGCTGCCATGATAAGAGTCTGTCGCGTCTCGTTCCTGCCCTGACCAAGAACGCTGACGAGTACACCTGGGCCGAGATTAGGGCCGCGGCGTCGAAGACACAATACATGCCGGCGACGATTGATTGGTTGATGGACACGTACTCCAAGAGTCATGTCATCGTCTTCGATCCGAAGCATAAACTCGGTGAGTGGCAGGCCGTTTGCGATATGTTCAAGGGCATGGAGCAGAAGGTCATACTCAAGTCCTACGGAGACTCCAAGTGGGCGTTCGACGGGATGCGAGCGCGCGGCTTCAAGACCTGGGGGTACGCGTACGCCTCGGACATAACCAAGGAATGGTATCCGAACTTCCTCGCGGGGAAGGTCTGCGATATTCTGTCCATGGAGTTCAATGCGCCGCAGACCACATGGGATGCCCTGAAGGCTTCAGGTCTCCCAACGGTTGCTCATATTCCCGCCGATGCTGACCAGCTCAAGACAGGATGGTCTCGAGGAGCGATGGGCGCCATTGTATCAGGTATCGCGGCCGCCTGCGAGAGGGCCGCATGAGCCCGGCGTTCACGCTGGAGATGGATTCGAGGATGGATACGGGGAAGTGGCTCGAGAGACTCAAAGAGGGCCGCTTCTTCGATTTCCTCGACGACTGCGGACAGGCCGGGGTGGCTGCACTAGCTGCCGCTACTCCGGTCAGGTCCGGTTACACGGCATCCAGCTGGTCCTACGAGATTAAGCGGAGCCGCAACCGAGTCTCGCTGGTCTGGAACAACTCCCACGTGGAGCAGGGTGTCCCGATCGCAGTCATATTGCAATACGGGCATGGCACCAGGACCGGTGGCTATGTCCAGGGCGTGGATTATATAAATCCGGCGCTCAGGCCTATATTCGACAGCATCGTCAAGCAGCTTGAAAGCGCGGTGAGAGGCTAGTGGCGTCAATCGAGGAGCGGGTAGTCGCTCTTAAGTTCAACAACGGCCAATTCATGAACGGGGTTCAAGACTCTCTCAACGGAGTCAAGAAGCTCGAGGAAGGATTGGCATTCCGAGGCGGCGTTGAGGGGATCAATCAGGTCTCCGCGGCCGCCAAGAACCTTAATTTCTCGGAGGCCCAGGCGGGTATTGCCGAGACTACGAGCAAATTCTCGGCTCTCCAGTCGATTGCGTTCGGCGCACTCGCCAGCATCGGTGGAAAGATTGCTGAAATCGGCTCCTCGATGCTCTCGAGCTTCACTGTTCAGCCCCTTATCGATGGTATGAAGGAGTATGAGCTCCAGCTCAACTCCGTTCAGACCATTCTCGCCAACACTGCCCAGAAGGGCGAGACGATTCAGACCGTAAACGCGGCTCTGGACCAGCTGAACACTTACGCGGACCAGACCATCTACAACTTCGGCGAGATGACGTCCAACATCGGTAAGTTCACCGCTGCCGGTATTGGACTGGATGACTCGGTCGCCTCGATTAAGGGTCTGGCGAACTGGGCGGCTGTCGCTGGCGCCAACTCCGAGTCCACCTCGAGGGCTATGTACCAGCTTTCACAGGCTATGGCCGCGGGAACGGTGAAGCTTCAGGACTGGATGTCCCTGGAGAACGCCGGTATCGCCACCAAGCAGTTCCAGGACCAGCTGATTCAGACAGCCAAGGTCCATGGCAAGAGCGTCGACGAGATGATCGCCAAGAACGGTTCATTCAGACTCTCCCTTCAGGAGGGATGGCTGGACCAGGAGATCATGATGGAGACCCTGAAGCAGATGGCCGGTGAGTACACCGACGAGCAGCTTCTCTCCATGGGCTACACCGAGGAGCAGGTCGCTCAGATCCAGGAACTGGCCAAGACTGGTATGTCTGCGGCTCAGGACATCAAGACGTTCTCGCAGTTGATGGGCGTTATCGGTGAGGAGCTCGGTTCATCCTGGTCTCAGTCGTTCCGAATCATCTTTGGTGACTTTGAGCAAGCCAAGGAGTTGTGGACCAAGGTCGGCGCCTTCCTCACAGGTCCAAGTGGTGTCATCACACAGATGGGTAACGCCAGGAACGCTCTCCTCCAGGGATGGGCTGACCTCGGCGGTAGGCAGAAAGTCCTCGAGGGCCTCGCCTCCCTGTTCCACGCCATGTGGGATCCGTTGCAGCGCATCGGTCAGGCGTTCTCGCAGGTCTTCAGCGGTCCGTCTGCCGAGGGTCTGTACGCGATGTCCGAAGCGTTCGCGAACTTCATGGCCAAGCTGGTCCCCAGCGAGGCTACGGTCGAGTCGATCGGTAACTACTTCGAGTCGTTCTTCCGGATCGTCAAAATAGGTGTACTGGTTCTCACGGACTTCGCCAAGGTAATCGGATGGATTGCCGGTGGAGCACTCAAGGGACTAGGAGCCATCATTTCCAACCTTCGTGGTCACACCGCGGGTTGGTCTTGGAGTCTCCTAGAGAGCGTCGAGGCCGTTCAAGCTTGGTATGAGAGCTTGAATGTAGCCGAGAACGTCATCAAGGCCCTTATCTGGACCGGTAACGGCCTGAAGCGTATCTGGGGCAACTTCTCCGAGGGGTTCCACGACGAAATCACGCCCAGCCTCAAGCGCCTCAAGGAGGCCTGGGACAACCTATGGGCGGCTCTGAAGTCTGCGGGATCCGGAATCAAGGAAGCCATCGTCGGACCGTTCCGGGAGCTCAAGGAGGGCGCCCAGGAGGTCGGTCAGTCGCTTGGTCTCGTCAGTGACTCCACAGATGAGGCCGGGACAACCGCCGAGGAGAACGAGTCCAAGTTCACCAAGCTCAAGAACAAGATCGTCGACCTATTCGAGTCTGCCTACAAGAAGTCATATTTCTGGGGACAGCACCTGGCCGACCATCTTATTCCGGCGATCGACAAGCTCACCAGCTTTATCAACTGGTTGACCGAGTGCATCAACAAGCAGGCCATCGTTGTCGAGGACTGGTTGACTCCTAAGATGGAGCGACTGGCCGCACTCTACGACGAGGTGTCCACCAAGTTCAGTGAGTGGGCCGAGGCCATGCAGAACGGGCCCGATATTGCTTGGCTGTCGTCCCTTGGCGGTATTCTTTCGTCGTTTGGAGCCGGTGTCTGGGGTGTCCTCAAGAATCTGGCGACTCTGAACTTCGACTTCGACACCAAACCGTTCCATAAGGCGTTCAGTGACCTTAAGACGCTCATGGGCGAGTATGCTGAGTCTGTCAAGTACGGCTGGAACACCACCAAGGAGTTCATCGCCAACCTTGAACTCAAAGACAAGGCTACGTCCGGGTGGCATAACTTCGTCAAGCTTATCCACGGCATCGGCAAGGTTCTGTCTACCGTTGGCCACTACGCCGTCATCGCCGCCAAGGCTCTCATCGAACCGTTCAAGGGCGCATTTGCTGAGCTCAAGAACATGGCCGACAACGGCGACTATGGAGGCATATTCGACGCCATCCTCAAGACGGGCGCTCTGGTTACATTCCTCGCAATTGCCCGGAATGTCATAAACACCTTCAAGGAGTGGGGCAAAGCCGGATCCAACTTCGCTGGAATCCTCGGTAGTGTCAAGGACGTCATCGACGGATTCAAGGAGTCGATGGAGGCCACGACCGCCAAGGTCAAGGCCACCACTGTCCTTATTCTCGCTGGAGCCGTTCTCGTTCTGGCCGCTGCGCTCTGGGTCGTCGCCCAGATCCCGGCAGGCAAGATTGTGGCCGCCGGTGCAGCTCTGTATTTCATGTTCAACATGCTTAAGAAGGCGGAGGACGAGCTGTCCAGCGCCGGCGAAGGCAAGGACACGAAGGGGCTCGCTAAGCGAATGCTGGCGCTGGTCGTATTGGCCGGAGTCGCACTCCTACTGGGCAAGGCGCTGAACAACATCGGCACCATGGACTGGGATGATATCCTCAAGGGAACCCTTGGACTCTTTGCAGTCATAAAGATGCTGATGATGGTGGCCGATACGACCACTAAAAAGAACAAGGATATCCTGGCGTTCGCTCTCACGGCAATTCCGCTAGGTATCGGCGTTATGCTCCTTGCCTATGCAGTCAAGCCGCTTGGTGAGATGAGTCTGTCTGACCTCACCCAGGGTGTTCTGGCGCTTGGTCTTATCATGAAGATGATGACCATGATGTCGCAGATGGGTACTGTCAAGATCAAGAAGGCCTCGGCATTCGCGTTCCTTGCGCTGGCATTTACCATGCGCCAGATAGCGAAAGTCCTGACCGAGATCGGTGAGTTGTCCTGGGGCGACACGATCAAGGGCATCATCGCCATGGATATTTGCCTGGCGTCCTTGACGTTCACTGTCGAGAGGCTCGGAAGTGACAAGCTCTCCGGCGGCAAGTCTCTTGTCGGGGCTCTAACGATCCTTGTCCTGGCGGCGACACTCAAGCTCATCGCCAGCGATATTGAGAGCTTCGCTTCCATGCCATGGGGCGACTACCTCAAGGGTCTGGTCATGATGTCAGCGGCCCTGGCTGTTCTCGTGGGGATCAGCTCCATCGGCGGAGGAAGCCTCGCCGGTGCCGCCGGCCTCTTCGTGACGGTAGCGGCGCTTGCTCTCCTGGCACCTGTGATGAGGATGCTGGGTGAGATGGACTGGGCCACGGCGGGCAAGGGTATTGCCATCATGGCTCTGGGACTGGCCGCTCTGGTGGCTGTCGGATATGTTGCCGAGTTCGCTGCAGTCGGTCTACTTGCACTGGGTGGCGCCATCCTGATGATCGGTATGGGTGTCGGTCTGGCAACCGAGGGTATCGCCAAGCTGGTTGATGCCATCGCGAACCTGTCGACCTCGGGCGCCGACGGCGTTCAGACATTCCTCGCTGCGGTCGATGGCTTCATCGAGAGAATGCCTGCGATGGGTACGGCGCTCGGCGAGGGCTTCATCAACTTCATGCAGGTCCTCATCGACAATTCGGGCACTATCGTCGAGTACCTCAAGCTTATCCTGACGTCTGGCGCTCAGGCTATGATTGAGTCTATCCCGACGTTCGTTCAGCTCATGACCACGATCCTCCTGGCGATCATCCAGGTCATATATGACAACGCTCAGGCTCTGATCGACTGCGCCATATTCTTGATCCTGACCTTGTCACAGGCTCTCATCGATAACATGCCGCAGTTGGTCCAGAGGGGTTCGGATGTTCTCATATCCTTCCTGGATGGTCTGAGTCAGAAGATCCCCGAGATCGGGACGAAGGCTACGGACTGTATCGTGGCGTTCATCACCAGTCTCGGGGACGAGATGCCACGGATCACCGATGCAGCAGCCAAGACCGTCATCAAGTTCATCAACGGGCTTGCTGACGCAATCGAGAACAACTCCGAAGCGATGGCTCAGGCGGGTACGCGGCTCATCATGGCTATCGTGAGGGGTATCGGCACGGGGATTAAGACCCTCGTATCCACGGGTGTTGCGCAGATGAAGAATGCTGGTATTCAGCTGGTCAACGGACTCAAGAACGCGATTACCAGCAAGCTCTCCTCCATCGCTAGTGCGGTCACGAGCATGGGTAGCACCGTTGTTTCGAAGGTCAAATCGGCGTTCGGCATCCATTCTCCTTCGAGGGTGATGTACGAGATCGGTGATTTCCTGATGCAGGGTCTTGCGAACGGCATCACCGACAACACCGAGCAGGGAATCGCAGCGGCAACCACCATGGCCACTGACACCGTCGACGCGTTGTCCAAGGGCTTCGGTAACACGAAGGATATTTGGAACAACGCATTCGGAGAGAACGCTGACCCGACGATCAAACCGGTTCTGGATCTCTCGCAGGTCGAGGAGCAGGCAGGTCGTCTCGATGAAATCCTCCCCAAGGAGGAGATCGCTGGCACTCTCACGACGACGGCGACTGCACAGCTCGCGGGACGAGTCGTTACTAGCACTCCGGTGAAGTCGAATGACACCGCCCCCAGCGAGACGTACAACCAGGGCACAAGTCTCGTGTTCAACCAGTACAACAACTCGCCGAAGGCGCTGTCCGAGGCGGAGATCTACCGCCAGACTCGCAACCAGATCGAGCAGGTGAAGGGAGCCATGTACGAGCTATGATTGAGTCAATCGAGTTTCTTACGTACCGACAGCAACGCGTCATTCTTCCTCTGAGGGATCCTTGGGGGATTGGCGTGGCTGTCAAATCCGTTGATGGCCTGTCGGCTACGAAGGCCTCGATCAACACGACTGAACTGGCTCTAACGGATGTGGCTATATTCAACGGCGCGAGGGCGGGAATGAGGAACCTCAAGATCAAACTCGCGCCGTTGCCCATGCCAGACATCGAGACCAGCAGGCAGCGCATATATTCCTGGTTCCAGATCAAGCAGCTCATGACCGTGTATATCAACACGGACAAGCGCAGGGTCAAGACCGAGGGGTACGTCGAGACGGTTGAGGCGGACATATTCTCGAAGGAACAGGAGATCAACATCTCCATCCTATGTCCGGATGCTTACTGGCATGACGCGGACACCAGCATCGATAAGAACCTTGAATGGTCCAGGGAGATCCCCTCTTTCGAGTTCGACTTCATGGACCAACCGTCCCCGTCGCTGGAGTTCAGTAAGGACCGCGGCCTATTGTCCGCCACGATCGACTACGAGGGTGACGTGGAGACCGGGTTCACCATGGTCTTCACTTTCCGCCCAGGGGCCAAGCTTCCGATCACGGTGACCGAGACGTTCTCCGGCGACCAGTTCAAGCTCACCGGGGCATTTCTCGACAAGACGTATTACAAGGTTGACCCCATCGTGGGCGGCGACATCGTCACGGTTAATTCCAGGACCGGGCGCAAGTCCATCATCCGAAACCGGGGTGGCCGCAAGGATAAGTTCATAGCGGCATTGGACCGTAACTCAGACTGGCTCAAGCTAAGACCCGGCGTCAACGAGTTCCAGATCGCCATGAATGATCCGAATCTCACGGACGTATATTTCTCAACCGACGTTCTCTTCCAGGGGGTGTGACATGTATCTTGCGGTTTTTGATGAATCCATGATTCTCCAGCATATTTGCGAGGACTACAAGTCCATCATCTGGACTGAGCGGTTCCATGGCTTCGGTGATTTCAAGCTCACGGTTCCTGGGACCCTAGAGAACTTGCAGATCTATCAACTCGACTACTACTTGTACACCAAGGGCACGAACAAGCTCATGATCATTGAGCAGGTCGAGCTCAACACCGAGTACAGCAAACAGTCGATGTTGACGGTCAGCGGGCGCAGCCTTGAGTCTATATTAGACAGACGTGTCATGCATCCCTATCCGATTTGGGAGGGGACCAGGCTATGCATGCATGAGCGAACAAAAGGGAAAGTCAAAGACGTTATCAAGCACTATACCAATCTGCTGTTCAAGCAGAGAGACTCCCTTGATGCGTCGCACGAGCGCCACGTTCAGGGATTCGGTTGGTATTCGGTCGATGAGTTACCCGCGGGGATTCGTAAGGGTCGACCGGTTTCCGCCATGGACATCGGAAACATCAGGGCGAACGCTAACGGTACTGTTCGAAACATGACTCGGAATGCTGATTACTCTCATGCGGCCTACGATGATACCGATCCATATATTATGGAAGGCTCCTGGTACAAGCTCGTTCAGAGCCTAACCGATTTGACCATGTCTGGATGGGCTATCGAGTATGACGGGGAAGATCCGTATTACTGGTACGGGTATACCTATAACGGCGTGAACCGAACATTCAATCAAGGCGAACGTCCACCGGTGGTATTCTCTCCGAAGTACGACAACCTGTCCAAAGCAACCTATTTCAAATCCAAGGTATCCACACGGACAAAGATATTCTCGGGCGCTGTGAAATTCACTGTACCCTTGGAGTTGCAGCTCTCAAAAGAGTATCTCGATGACAACCGAGACTCCGCGATGCAGAACAACTCCGTCACCGTCGGTACCAGGGGGCTTGGTCTGCGGGAAGGTTATTTTCAGAGTCCGTCGATCGAACACACCAACGGGTACATGATCTCGAAAGGGAGCGGCCAGTGGGGAGTGGCGTCGATCGACCCCGAGTCCATTTATCGGCAGATCCACGAGCAGTGTAATACTGAACTGTGGCGTCACATGCCCCTCGAGATGTTCTCGGGTGAGGCCGCCCAGCAGTCCATGTACACTTACAACGAGGACTTCTTCCTGGGCGATTTCGTGCAGATTCAGAACGAGTTCGGACAGCAGGACATCGCTCGGGTGACCGAGTATATCCGTACATCCTCAGACTCGGAGGGGGACGTCTTCTACCCGACGTTCGAGTCCTTGTCCGATATTCAGAAGTCGAAACCGGGGTTGAACATCACATGACAGAGAAATCAGGATTCTTCGTCTCCATCAATGGAGACCGAAAGTACTCCGCGGATGACTTCGGCCGCATGTTCGACGGAGTCATCTCGGACGGTATATTCCAGAACTGGGGTCGGGGCTACCAGGTCGCCAAGGGCTCTGGACGAGAGATCATCGTACAGTCTGGCCGCGCCTGGGTCAAAGGGCACTGGATTGAGAACGACGCGAACAAGGTCTACGCGCTCACCGAGGGCGCTACGGACGGCGATCGTTACGATGCCATAACCCTCAGGGTCGACAAGACGCCCAGCGTTCGTTCCGCTGGTACCCGTGTTATTCAGGGAACTTCGGGTGGCGGTGTTCCGCAGCCTACCCAGACGAACGACACCTTTGAAGTCATCATCGCCTATATTCGGGTCCCCAGGGGAGCCAAGACGAACACAGACTTCGAAGTCACGGACTGTCGCGGTAGGGTTGGCGCTCAGTATGCTCAGTGGGCTCAGAGCGTCATGCAGCCCAAGCAGATCGCTCTGAACAACAAGAACGATTTCCTCAACGCCTTCAACAACGACCCGAATCTTAAGCGAGTCATTACTCGTGGCAACAACCTGGGCAGAGTCATGACGCCAGCCCAGAAGGCTGCCATTCGAAACGGGACGTTCGACGGTTTGTGGCTGGGGGACTACTGGCAATACAACGATAATTCCTGCAAGTGGATCATTGTCGACTTCGACCGGTGGCTGGACTACCCGAATGGCGAGAATCAGCACCGTATTACGGTCATGAGTGACCGCAACCTCGGAATCGACAATATTGGCGAGTCCGGATGGTGCGAGAACGGCTGGAACGGCTCCAAGATGCGACGGGACTATGCCAATGGTATGGTACGGTTCTCTACGCTAACCCAGGTCTTCGCCATGTCGGACTTCCGGACGTTCCCGGTTATGGAGCCGCACGGATACGAGAATACCGGGAATGCCTGGGAACGAACAGAGAAGGACTGGACCTGGGAGTACCCGCAACTCACCATTCCGTCTGAGTTCGAGATGTTCGGCTCATATCTTGTGCATAACCGCATCAATGGCGACAGCCACACTATCGGCCCCATCTCTCGTCAGTTCTCGTATTTCCGTGTTGGCAACCCGATTCCGACCCCGGGCGAGTCCTTCTGGCTCCGGGATCAGATATCTAAGGACTACTTCGGCCTGTACTACGGCGACCAGCGTCGGATCACTTGGGCCCAGTGGACCGAGAAGTACGGGGTGCGCCCAATCGTTTCTATCGGAGGCTAAATGTCTCATACTGTGGAGCTGGTGATCACCATATTCGGCTCCGTTCTCACCAGTACTGGTCTCTGGGCATATCTCCAGAAACGTGCGGAAAGGCACGATGCCAAGACGCAGCTGATGCTAGGTCTAGCGCACAACCAGATCGTGGCTATGGGAACCGCATATCTGTCCCGTGGTTACATCACCATCGATGAGTTTGAGGACTTACAGAAGTATCTGTATCAGCCCTACCACACTTTCGGCGGAAACGGGACTGCTGAAAAGGTAATGGACGCCGTGAACAGGCTTCCGATCCATTTTCCCGATAACCGGAGAAAGGACAAGCGATATGTCGCTGTCGAATCAGACCTACAACACCCTGAAGTGGATTGCACAGATTCTGCTTCCTGCCCTCGCCACCCTGTATCTTGCCCTGGCGGGTCTCTGGGGTTTCCCCCACACTGAGGCTGTTGTTGGTACCATCACCGCTCTGGACACCTTCCTGGGCGCTCTGCTCGGTCTCGCGGCCAAGAACTACGAGCCCGAGGTTGATGGCGTGCTCCATGTGGACCACAAGAACCAGGAGGTCTACGCCGCTCTGGAGACCCCCGCTCAGGACATGACCAAGAAGGACACAGCCACTCTGAAGGTCTCCGAGGTCTGACGATCCGCGGGATCGACATGGTCTATAATGATACCCCTCATTTGAAAGGAATACCATGTCTGACAACAAGCCGAACACCAAGAAGGCCCTCGAAGAGGCTTACGCTTTCATCGACGGCATGGATCCCGACAGTGAAGCCTATCGCGAAGCTCTCCGCAGCATCAAGGAGCTTGAGCAGATTCAAGACGCAAAACACCGTCGTTTCTGCCCCAGCCCCGATGCTGTGGTGGGCGCCGCAGGCTCCATCCTCGGAATCCTCGCCATCGTAAAAGCTGAGCAGATCTTCCCCGTCGCCTCCAAGGCACTCGGATTCGTCGCCAAGATCCGCATCTGAGACACGAAAGCCTAGAGCCCCACAAGGGTTCTAGGTTTTTGCAAAGTTTCTGATTTTCGAAATCCAAAAATTCCCGGGTGGGAAAATTGGAACGCGGATTTTGCAAGGTATATAACGAGACCCCTCACGAAAGGAATTCGCCATGTCCAACATCTTCATCGCATTTGGTTTCATCTCCTTCGTCATGTTTCTGTACACCGTCTACTCCCAGGCCCAGCAGATCAAGGCTCTCAAGAAGACCGTCCGCCGCCAGCGGAACCTTCTTAAGTTTGCTTCAGATCAGCCCGCCCAGGACTACGACGACGTAGAGAAGCAGCTCGAAGAGGATTGGGTCGAGATCGAGAAGTTATTCCGACACCGCTCCACCATGAAGTGATCCTCACTCCTAGAACCCAACTCGGGTTCTAGGTTTCTCGCAGGATCAGCAGGGCATATAATGAGACCCATAGACCGAAAGGATTGATCATGCTGATCTCCCGCCTCGTCGAGAACCTTGTCAAGTCTGTCATCTACTGCGTTGGAATCTACGCCATCGTCAAGTGGGTGCTCTCCCGTTACAAGATCTCGAAGCAGGATTCCCCCCATCATCAACCACGACTCTAGCCTATAACAACCGTGCCCCTTGTTAGGGGCATAGGTTTTCGCGGATTCAGCAGGGCCTATAATGAGACCCCATCTGAAAGGAACCATCATGACCCGCGTCGTCTTTGCCGTTGCCGCCCTTGCCGCTTCCTTCGCCCTCAAGCACTACGCCAACAAGATGCTTGACAAGAAGATCAAGCGAGCGCTCAACAAGAAGATCGCGGAGCAGAACGCTCCCGCCAACTGACACTCACTCCTAGAACCCAACTCGGGTTCTAGGTTTCTCGATAGAAAGGAACGCACATGGACGAGCCGGATCCCGTCGCCAATACCCAGAAGGTCACTCTCAAGGTCCCACCCCACGTCGACCCTACAGTTGCCAAGCAGATGCTCCGCAACGCCCTTAGGGATCCCGTCGCCGTTGAGACCTGGCGAGTAGAGCTCAGCAAAATCGAGAAGGAGAGCAAGTGAACCTCGCATTCGTTAAGGCTACCCAGGACTTTGTCGTACGCAACTCGCACCATATCCTCACCGGACTGGCGCTGCTGGGCCTCGGGGCGTCGGTCGCTCTGAGCGTCCATGCGGACCGCCAGATGCAGGAGTGGGATATTGACGACTTTAAGCGCCTCACCAAGGAGCAGCGAATCAAGATCTACGCCAAGATCTACGCTCCCCCGGCCATCGCCATATTGGCTACCGGCGCTTGTGTCATCGGCGCTCACAGCATCTCGGTCAAACGCGAGTCGTCCCTGCTCCTCGCCTACGAGGGTACTCGCCAGGTATACGACCGTTATCGCGCATCCGTTCAGGATCGCCTAGGCCCGGAGGAGAAGACGATCTCCCAGAATGCCGCGTCCAAGATGGATCCATATCCTCGTGACGCAGCGGTGGTTTGCGGCGAGGGCGACGTCCTGTTCTACGACGCCTACAGCGGCCGTTATTTCAAGTCCACCGTCAACAAGATCGACCGCGTCGTCAACGAACTGAACTACACTCTCCTCCGTGAGATGTGTGTCAGCCTCAACGAGTTCTACGCCGGCATCGGCCTCGAGGGTATTTCCTTGGGCGACCAGCTCGGGTGGAATGAGCAGAGGCAGATCGAGGTACACTACGGCGCCCAGGTCTCGGATGACGGGAAGGCCGTCGTGGTGGTCGATTTCGTCGTCGAGCCCACTGAGAAGTGGTTCAAGCTTTCGTGAAAGGAGCACGGTATATAACGAGACCCATCTAGAAAGGAATGACCATGAGTTTCAAAGAGACCACCGGATACAAGGTCGTATCCCTTGTCGCCTCGACATCCGCCAGCATTACCGCCGGTGCCGTTGTCGGCGCTCTCTGCCCTCCAGCCGGAGTGGTATTGACCGCCATCTACGGCCTCGGTAGTAGTGTCCTCGGCACATATGTCGGCGACAAGGCCGGACGACAGTACGCCGAGACCCTTGCTGAGACCATCGACTCCCTCCAGACGCCTCAGACCAACTAGACCCCCTATGCCCTCTAACAAAGGGCATAGGCTTTCGCAAATTCTGCACGCACTATAATGAGACCCCATCAACTCGAAAGGAACTCTCATGTCCGAGAACACCGTTGCCACCACCGTTCCGACCTCCGAGACCGTTGAGGACGAGACCCCCATCGTCACTGTCAACTGGACCAAGCTCGGTGCCGTCGCCAAGAAGAGTGCGCGTTACGTGCTGCCCGCCGCAGCCGGTTTCGCCGCGCTCGTCCTGGTGAAGGCCCTTGCTTCCTCCAGCGACGGCGATGACGAGGCTTCCGCCGCCATCGAATCGGACGCCGACGTCGTGGACGCTGAGCTCGTCGAAGAGACCGACGACTGATCCTACTCACCCCTAGAACCCAACTCAGGTTCTAGGTTTCTCATTTTCAGAAAGGAACGAACGATGGAGCTTCAGGCGGCCGTGGTGGTTACCCTCACCGAGAACGGTAAGACAGTCAAGCGCGTCATCCAGAAGAGCGACAAGTTCGACGAGAAGACCTCGTGGGACCATATTGTCAAGCAGACTAAGTCGCTCGCAGCCACTACTCTCAACTCGATGGACTGAAAGGCATATCCATGATCAAGATGAACGTCAGCGCCGAGACCTTCGACGGCGACATGGTCACCGAGACCCTCTGGTTCCACATGAACAAGGTGGACCTGATTGATCTCCAGCAGTCGGAGCCCGACGGCTTCACCGACACGCTTCAGGCGTTCATGTCTCGCAAGCCCGAGGACTGGACCAAGAAGGACAAGTTCAAGCTGTTCGACTATTTCCGCACCATCGTCGACAAGGCCTACGGCGAGCGGTCGTCCGACGGCAAGCGATTCCAGAAGTCGCCGGAGATCCTCGCCAAGTTCAAGGACAGCATCTTCTACGACGAGTTCATCCTGAGCCTCCTGGAGGACGAGAAGAAGAGCATCAAGTTCTTCAACGGCGTTATGCCCAAGGCACTCCTTGAGCAGGCCAAGAAGGACCGCCCCGACGTATTCGGTACGATCGAGGCCTGAGAAACCCGAGCGGGGCCCTGGGGAGACCTGGGGCCCCGCATATCAGAAGGAGCGAACATGACCGATAACGTACCCGTGCGTGGAGATTTCCCCTCCAACTCACGGAAAACCAAGCCCGCAGTCGAAAGGGTCGTCAAGACTCCGGCGCGCATTGACAAGGGCAGTCTCGGTAAGCAGGCGCTTCAGGCGTTCTTCGCCGAGGACATTAAGGAGGTGGCCAACTACCTTCTCTGGGATATTGCCCTGCCAAGCGTCAAGAACGCCGTGAGCGATATCTTCACATCCGGGATCGACCGTCTGCTCTTCGGAGGCGACGGCGGTCCTCAGCGCTCTCGCAGCAACAAGACCTACACCTCATATTCCAATCGGACTTACGGGCGTCGTGAGACTCCAACCGAGCGGACGTACACGCAGAGGGACCGTCGGGAGCACAATCTCGAGTCCATAATATTCGCAACCCGTAGTGAGGCCGAGGATGTTCTGAATCACCTGATCAGCATCTGCGACCAGTATGACGTGGCGACCGTGGGAGACCTGTACGGCATGGCCGGCATTTCCCAGTCGTACACCGACGAGAACTGGGGATGGCGGGATCTCCGAAGCGGACGAGCCGTCCGTTCCCGCAATGGATACATTCTCGATCTACCGAAACCGGAGGACGTCCGATGAACGACGACGAAGAGATGACAGTTGTCTACGGGCTTACATCCATATTCCTATCCATCTTTATCTTTCTCCTCATCCTCGCAGGTCTAGGATCCCTGCCGGTCTGGGTCATATTCGCAGGCCTAATAGTCATCAACGCCATTCTCATCGCAGGGATCGTGAACGACATAAGGAACAACAAATGAGCGTCGAACAGATGCGCGCTAAGTTGCGCCAAGCATACGGAGGATCGGCGGCGTGGGTCGCCAAAGTTGACCGCATGAGTGACGGCCAGGTAATCGCAGTCTACAAGAGCCTTAACGAAAGGAAGTACTTCGTATCGTGAGTGTCGCGCCCCCGCTATTTGCAACCCGCAGCGAGGCCGAGGAGGTCTTGAACCATCTGATCACCACCTGTATTCAACGCGGCGTGGCGACCGTGGGAGATCTATACAGCTTGATTGACATTCCTAAGACGTACATCGACGAGAATTGGGGATGGCGGAATCTCCGAAGTGCACGAGTTATTCGTGCCCATAACGGGTATATTCTCAACCTGCCAAAACTGGAGGACGTTCGCGCGAACGACGACCGGGTAACCGCACTCTACAACAGCATGAACGAAAAGGAGTACTTCATCTCATGAGCCTTACAGTTATTTCGCGCCTCGCCGGCAAGGGCGCTCTCATCGTCTCCAAGCACGCCCCCGCCATCTTGACGGGGCTGGGGATCGCCGGCTTCACCGCAACCGCAGTCCTCACGGCCAAGCAGACGCTGAGCGTCGGCGAGGTCACCTGGGAGGACCTAAACGAGCTGTCCACGGTCAAGGCGGCTGAGGACGAGGAGAAATTCGACAAGCGAGAGATTCAGATCGCCAAGGCTCGTGCCTGGGGCAACCTGACAAAGCACCTTGTCAAGCACTACGCCCTGCCGCTGAGCCTTGGGACGGCCTCCGCCATTTCTCTTATCCTGGCGCACCGCATTTCTGCACATCGGATTGCGGGTCTGTCCATGGCCTACGCCGGTCTCGAGGAGTCCTTCCGCAACTACAAGGACCGTATCGAGGAGGGCTTCGGTAAGGAGGAGACCGAGCGTATTCTCGCCGAGGCTGACGCCAACGCCCTTGACAAGGCGAAGATGGACTACTACAACGAGACGGGGCGTGAGTTCCAGCTCAAGCCTGAGGAGTTCATGCGTGAGCTCGGCGTCTCGCCATATGCCGTCGTGTTCGACCAGAACGCGAAAGCCTGGGAGGGGAACGAGGACTACAGCCTCATGATCCTCCACGCTCAGGAGAACTACGCCAACGACATCCTGCGGACTCGTGGATATCTGCTCCTGAATGATGTGTACAAGGGCCTAGGCCTGCCTCCGACCTCTGCTGGATCCGTGGTTGGTTGGGTCTACGACAACGAGGACGGCGACGGCATCGTCGAGTTCGGCAACTTCGAGGTATTCAACTACCGCGACTATGACCCGGTCCTCGGACGTGAGGTCACCAAGTTCGTCCTCGACTTCAACGTCGACGGCGTTATCTACGACCAGATTGACCGGGTGGCAATTCGATGAAGGTAGCATTTCTGATCCTGGTCGGCTTCGCCATCGGTCGAGCAACTAAACGAAAGGGACGCAAGTGAAACTACTACCGGCGCTCGTCGTCGGTCTTACGGCGACATTTCTCGCCGTGCAAGACTTGAAGAGCGAGAAGAAGGAGCCTGAGGAGAAGGCTGTAGAAACTCCGGTCGAGCCGGAGGAGGAAGTAAAGGAGCCGACAATGGACGAGTATGAGGAGATCGTCAACGACGAGTATCTCGACATCACCATGGAGGATGACCTCTCCGAGATTATGGGAGAGGATTTCGAGGAAGAGGACGACGAGGAGGTCGCGGAGGGGAACACAATCCGGGCCATCTCCGAGGAGGAGTACGACGAGGGCGCATTCGGATTCGAGCGCGTCGACCTGATGTACTTCGTCGACGACGAGGTCCTGTGCGACTCGGACATGATCACGATCGATAACAAGGACGAGTGGCTTGGCGACGTCGATCTCATACTCGGGACGGACTCTATCGTCACAGTCATGTGGATCCGCAACTTCAACCTCTCCTACGATATTCGCCTCGAGGTTGTTGAGGACTCGTACTCGGGATCCCGCTGATGGAAGACGACTACTTCGACTTCCTAGTCTCATTCTTGGGGGAGGACGAAAACCAGCTGCCGAGCATGTTTGACAGCTACTTCCTCCTAATGAAGCTCTACCGTACCGAGTTCCGCTACTCCGCCATGATGGACCGCAATCGGGACATGGATGGGCGCGAGTGGCGGAACCGCTACGGCGGAGAGCTCCCGCCCGCATTTCTCAAGCGCCCAGCCAACGTTCTCGAGGTTCTTCTCGGACTGGCGGATCGTATGGCGTTTGAGTTGGACGATGACGAGGGCCCCGCTCCTTATTTCTGGGAGATGATCAACAACCTCGGAATCAACTTCATGGACTGCGACGTCATGCTGGACGATAAACTCGATCGAAAGGTCGAGAAGGCTATCGACCGATGGATGAGTCGTCAGTACGATTCCCACGGACGTGGGGGCATATTCCCTCTCAAGTCCGTTCCCGAGTTCTACGAGCCGGGGGAGTTCCCGAACCAGAACCGCCTTGAGCTCTGGTATCAGATGCAGCTCTACCTCGCGGAGAACTACGACATATAAGGAGTCAAATGGATTTCTACGAGATCAAGGAGCGAGCCCTGAAGTCGGGCACCACCGAGGTACGGCCGGCCTGGCGTGTGCACCAATTCAAGGATCTCATGGTTCGTGGGAAGTCCTTCTACGCCGTGTACAATCCCGAGACGCATTTCTGGAGTACTCATGAGTACGACCTGATACGTATCGTGGACGCAGACGTGACCCGTCACTTTCAAGAGGCCTCGAAGAGAGTCGACGGGTCCGTCTGGGCACGCTATCTGGGGGACTACGACTCCAAGACATATAGCGACTACAAGGCGTGGATGTCCAAGCTCCCGGACGTCTACCAACCTCTCGACGGCAAGATACTGTTTGCCGACCAGACTCCAAGAAAGGAAGACTACGCAACCAGAACACTCTCATACTCTCTGAGCGATGATCCATGCCCCGCCTACGAAGAGCTCATTAGCACCCTCTACGATCCGGACGAGAGGGAGAAACTCGAGTGGGGCATCGGATCTGTATTCACGGGAGACTCCGCCTGGATCCAGAAGTTCTTCGTGCTCTACGGATCCGCCGGATCGGGTAAGTCGACCGTCCTGAATCTCATCTCGAGACTGCTGGACGATCATATTGGGCAGTTCGACGCGGCAGCCATTGGGCGTCCGGGTGACCAGTTCGCCCTTGAGCCGTTCAAGTCAAATCCTCGAGTGGCCATTCAACACGATGGTAACCTTGCTAGAATTGCGGACAACAGTCGCCTAAACAGCCTCGTATCCCACGAGCCGATGGTCATGAACGAGAAGGGGAAATCCCTCTACTCATTCAAGTCCGAAGCGATGTTATTTGTGGGCACCAACCTGCCAGTACGCATCACAGACTCGAAGAGCGGCCTGACAAGGCGCCTTATCGACGTGGAGCCTTCGGGTCGCAAGCTCGATATTCGTCGATACAACGAGATCATGTCTCATATCGAGGACGAGCGCGGGGCCATCGTCAAACACTGTATGGATCTGTACAAGTCCAAGGGCCCGTCGTATTACGACGACTACAAGCCCATCGGCATGATGAGTAAGACCAACCCCATCTTCAACTTCCTTGATTTCTATCAGGACGAGTTGGACGATGAGGATGGGGTCACCCTCAAGCGCATCTACGAGATGTACAAGGAGTACTCCCAGGCATATTCGGACGGTGCTATGTACCCCATGTACAAGTTCAAGGACGAGATCCGGGATTACTTCGAAGAGTTCCACGATCGCATCATGGTCGACGGGGAACGCCGGCGCAAGGTGTACAAGGGGCTGTTGAAATCCAAATTTTCCCAGGGGGAGAAGAAGGAGAGCCCGATTTCAGACTGGACTGAGATGAAAGAGCAACCGTCATATCTCGACGAGCTCTACAAGGACCGTCCGGCTCAGTACGCCAATGAAAACGGCCTCCCAGCAAAGCGTTGGGACGACGTCACGACGACATTGAAGGACTTGGACGCTAGAAAGGAGCATTATGTCCTCGTACCCGAGCAAGACGTCGTCATCGACATCGACCTCGACAAGGACAGAGACAAGTGTCTGGAAGAGGCTCGGCGGTGGGTTCCCTCCTATGCTGAACTCAGCCGATCGGGGGGTGGAATCCACATCCACTATCGATATTCGGGGGATCCTTCCGTACTTTCACGGCTGGTGCGGCCGGGAGTCGAGTGCAAGGTCTACTCAGGCAAATCCGCCCTCAGGCGACGCCTCACCAAGTGCACCGCCCACCAGGGCCTTACCACGGTTGAGGACGGATATCTTCCCGTCAAGGAGAAACCCTTGATTCGTCAGGAGGTCATGCAGAACGAGAAGTCCATCCGAAAGCTCATAGAGCGGAACCTGAGGAAGGAATTCCACCCCGGGACGAAGCCCAGCATCGATTTCATCATGAAGGTGCTGACAGACGCCAAGGAGTCTGGAATGGACTACGACGTATCGGACATGAGGCAGAAGGTCCTCACGTTCGCCATGAAGTCCACCCATCAGGCCGACTACTGCATCAAGCTGGTGCAGGAGATGCCGTTCTCCTCGGAGAGCGACCACGAGGGGACCTATGAGGATCCGGACGACGATACCCCGATCATTTACGACGTCGAGGTATTCCCGAACCTGTTTCTTGTGAACTGGAAGGTCCGTGGCGCCAACAAGATCCAGAGGATGATCAATCCGACTCCGAACGAGATCTCCGATCTTTGTGAAAAGAGGCTTGCCGGGTTCAACAACCGTCGGTACGACAACCATATCCTCTACGGTCGCATACTGGGCTACTCAAACATCCAGCTCTATCACCTCTCTCGTAAGATCATCTCCAACCTCATCAAGGAGGGATTCCGGGAGGCTTACAACCTGTCCTACACCGATATCTACGACTTCGCTGCCAAGAAGCAGTCCCTTAAGAAGTGGGAGATCGAACTGGGTATCCACCACAAGGAACTCGGTCTTCCCTGGGACGAACCGGTGCCGGAGGAAATGTGGGAAGAGGTCGCCGCATATTGCGACAACGACGTCATCGCCACAGAGAAGGTATGGGACCATCTGGAGGCGGACTGGGAGGCCCGTCAGATCCTCGCTGCGATCGCGGGTCTCCCTGTCAACTCCAGCACTAACAAGCTGACCACTCAGATCATATTCCAGGGTCAGCGGGACACTCAGAAGTACTTGCAGTACACGGACCTGTCGGAGATGTTCCCCGGTTATAAGTACGAGTACGGCAAGTCGACATATCGCGGCGAAGAGGTTGGCGAGGGCGGTTACGTCTACGCCGAACCTGGATACTACGAGAACGTGGCCCTGCTGGATATTGCGTCGATGCATCCCACGTCGATCGAGAATCTCCAGCTTTTCGGGCCCTACACCAAGAGGTACAGCGAGCTCAAGAAGGCTCGTATCCTGATCAAGCACAAGGAACTCGACGAGGCTCGAAAGATCCTGAATGGTGCGCTGGCTCCATATCTGGACGACGACTCGAACCTCGACGCTCTGGCCTATGCGCTGAAGATCGCACTGAATTCGACGTACGGACTCACCGCCGCCAAATTCGACAACCCACTCCGAGACCCCCGGAACGTGGACAACATCGTCGCTAAGCGCGGCGCTTTGTTCATGGTCGACCTGAAGCATTTCGTTCAGGAGAAAGGATACACCGTTGCCCACATCAAGACCGACTCGATCAAGATCCCGAACGCCGACGATCGCATCATTTCGGAGGTCTTCGAGTTCGGCAAGAAGTACGGCTACACCTTCGAGCATGAAGCGACCTACGATCGCATGCTGCTCGTCAACGACGCCGTCTATATCGCACATGACAAAGAAGGTTGGCACGCAACTGGCAAGCAGTTCCAAGAACCCGTCGTGTTCAAGACTCTCTTCACCGGAGATCCTCTGGGTCTCGAAGATGTCGCCCAGACACGATCGGTTACTACACGAATGCTGCTTGAGTTCGGAGAGAACGACCGTAAATTCGTCGGACGAGTTGGGCGCTTCATTCCTGTTAACCCAGACACTCCCGGGGCCGGTCGACTTGTACGAGAGAATCATCGAGTGGATAAGGAGGGTAATGAGGTCGTTTCGTACGGCGATGTCGGAGGTTGCAAGGGGTATCTCTGGCTTGATTACGAAGACGCCGGAGACGACTGGCGAGATAGAGTGGATAGTCGATATGGAAGGGAGCTCGTGGACGCTGCCCGAGGGCAAATTCAGAAGTATACGGACATCGATACCTTCCTAGCAGCATGATTCGCGAGACGGGCAGGGCATATAATGAGACCCCCACCAGAAAGGTACTGCCATGTCCTGCCCCTCCCTCGCCCGCCAGTACGTCCTCACCAACCTTGCTGAGATGGGTGTTGGCTTCGCCATAGCTACGTTCGCCTACTACGCGACACGTGACTACTGCGACCAGCACCAGCCCTCAGCGACGAAAGAGGACATGCTCGCCATGGCCAAGAACATCAGCGACACATTCGAGACCAACTGAATACCCTCACACTTAGAACCCGACTCGGGTTCTAGGTTTCTCGAGAAAGGAACGAGGGTGGTTATCTCAGTAAAAGACTACATCCAGGCATTCAATGAAAGGAACGAACCAATGCCTAGCGTTATTTACGATGCTTCCAAGACCCCTGCCGATATCCTCATCGACTACACCTCGCATCTCCGCTGTGAGGTAGAGAGTATGACTGACATCGAGCTCACTGAGCTCATCATGAAGCTCGAGACCTGCGTTGACGAGAGTCACTGCGCCAACCGCCAGCAGGCTGTCCATAGACTCACTGAGATCTGCCGGAACGAGCTGGACGACCGAGACCTCGTGCGCTGCCTTGTCCGGGAGGGGCTCATCACGGGGGTCTCATTTGTTGAGGAGGACGCCAATGAGTGACGAACCCGTGTCGCCGCGTTTCGACTGCGTTATTCTGGCTAGTGCCCGCACGGTCTACTTCGACAGCAAGGCGGCCCCGTTCGAACAGGACGAAAAGTCGCTCTGGTATCTCGTCGACGACAGCAGCGATTACTACGTGCTCTACAGGGGGACGTCCCTCCGGGATAAGATGGAGCTTAAGGACGGGCGCCACCTTGCCCAGTTCGAAACGCATAGTTATCCAGTCGGCGTCTTCCACAAGGAGGAGTACCGCTGGAGCTGCGAAAGGGACTGTATCGTCATCAAGTATGCAGCTTTGGAGCTCACATCGGTCACCCTTCGCCACAATGGCACAGAGGGAATCGAGAGATTTATTGACCAACTGGCAGAACGAGCTGAGAAGTTCACCGATAACCAGCTCAGGGCATATATCAACGAAGTCGAGGACATCGAGACTGAAACATATGATGCGAACTACGGGATCGAGGCCCGTTCAGTAACCACCCCGGAGCAGAGACACTGGACTCGAAGGATTTGCGCCATTCTCGTGAAGGAGGCGGAAGCCCGCAGGCTACTCGTCCGCCTTCAAAAACGCGGCCTCGTCCGCCTGTCATATTAATCTACCACCCAGAAAGGAACCGAACATGCCGGTCAACACCTACACCATCAAGAACGCCCGGCTTCTCTTCCGCAACTTCGCTGGCGAGAAGGACCGATTCGGGAACACAGCCCGTACCTTCTGCGTCATCCTCCCTGACGATGCCGTCGACGACTTCCGGACCGAAGGGTTCAACATCAAGACCCTGAAGCCTAGGGACGACACGGAGGAGCCCCTTCCCTATATCAAGGTGAAGGTCAACTTCGGAGGTCGTCCGCCCAAGATCGTCTCGATCATCGGACGCACTCGTACGCTCCTGAACGAGCAGACAGTCGGCGCCCTCGATTTCGCAGATCTCGAGCGAGCTGATATTGCCCTCCGCCCCTACCACGGACGTACTCAAGCTGGAGTGGAGTTCTGCTCGGCATATCTTGACAAGGGCTTCTTCACTATCGTGGAGGACGAGCTTGAGGCTATGTACGCCGAGGACGCCGACACCGAGGAGGTTCCGTTCTGATGCCGCTCGAAGTCAAGCTCTTCAACCCTCGCCGTAGCGTCTGCGAGGCCGTCAAGATCACGAACGACAATCTCCGTCTGGTCCGCAACTGGGCCGCTAGCGACGAGGAGATCAAGGCTCACCTTCACACCGGAGCCGTCGGCAAATGGATTATCCGTCGTAGCGACAACAAGTTCGACCTCATGACCGAGGGACAACTCTGGGGTCTCTACGAGCCGATCCTGCACTAGCATCCATATCCACGGGGGCCCTGGGGGAGACCTGGGGCCCCCATACCCACTAGAAGGAACGAACGCATGCTCAAGAAGCTTTATTTCCACACACGCGAGGGCCGTAGCTACGACTTCGACATCGTCGCCACAGCCAAAGTCGACAAGCCCGGGTTCACCGAGTGGATCGTACAGGTCGATACCAATAACGAACTTGGCGTCCATGAGGTCCAGGCCAGTACCGATGACTGTACATTCGACGTCGTAGGAGACGACTCTCTGATTATCTGGGAGCTCCCCCCGAGCGAGGAGGCTAAGGATCCTGAGATCTGGACAGTCAATATCGAGACGATAGACTTCAAGTTCTATACTATCGAAGGCGAGATAAATTGGACGAAACACGGCGACCTCAAGGTGGAGACCGGCGACTGTCGCCTTAACTACCTATCGTCGCGCCTCCGTGAGTTTGACGTCGACGACGTATCCCAGGTCATCACCGCTCGTTACAAGCAGTGACCCTCGTTTTTCTGTATTGTACTTGTGTAGGAGACTTGTATGAAACTGATTCTGAAGACTCTCGATGGTAAAGTTGCCCAGCGAAAGATCAAGGATTTATGTTGTAACGGGGACATCGGAGACGAGGACCCCCGGGCCGCTCTGGTCATCGTCGAGCTGGACGACACCGAGACATATCTCCCCATCGACCAATTTATCTGCGATCAGTGGACTGACGATACCGTAACAATCGTGGAGGACTGGGCATGACAGCATATACTGTAGAGCGACACGGCGACCGCTGGATCGCCTGGCACACGGAGGGGCTACTCGGAGTAGCTGACGACATGATTTCTGCATACCGTCTTGTGGAGGAGGCCGCTAATGGCAACCGCTGAACCGATGCCCGACCCGAACATCTACGATATCCGAGAGGACGGAACCGTCTACGGGAAGCGCTCAGGCAAGCTTATACCCATCCGGACTTCCAGGTACGGTCTTCCGCAGATCCGTTTTTACAAAGGACATCGCTACCGGGTTCAGCTCCTCAGCAAGATCATCTGGACCCATTTCCACGGCGAGATCCCGTTCATGCACGAGGTACGGTATGTGGATGGCGATCCTTGGAACTGCGCCTTGGAGAACCTATATCTGAAGGACTTGAACGAGGAGTTCACGCCTCTGGATCGCTGGCCGGGCTTTGCCATCAGCAGGGGCGGCGAATTGATCAACATGACCACCCTGCATCGAATCAAGCCCATGATGCCCCCAAGCAGAACCAACCTCATGTTCTCAGTTCGTGTCGACGGAGAGAGTCGAACCTTCCCGGTTGCTTTCACCGTCTGGGAGACGTTCATGGGAGAGAAGGTCAACTCGCATTATCTCTGCCACAAAGACGGCAATGTCTGGAACTGCGCCCTGGATAACCTGTATCTCAGTGACAAGTACCCTTACCATCCGCCCAAGGGAGACAGGGAGGACGGACCGAAGTATAAGCCAATCGTCGAGGAGGACGGCAAGGAGTATATGCCGGTCGAGTACTATATCCACATGGTCGACGGAGTGAAAGGAGAGAGGGAGAGTGGAATCCCCCAGAACTGCCGACTTGGCTCCTACTGAGACATTTAAAGACAGCATCATCGACGATATTGAGGTCAGTGATCTCGGTAGGGTTCGGCGTATCTCGACTGGTCAGACCCTAACCCCCTGCCTTAGGGCTAACGGGTATGTCCAGGTAACCTTGTGGGATCGTGGGATTAGACGGACGAAGTATGTCCAGAAGCTGGTCTGGGAGGCCTTCAACGGCCCTCTGGAGCCCTTACAGCGGGTCGCCCATCTGAATGGTGACTTGACCGATAATAGGCTCTCAAATCTCTTCCTGGAGTCTCACAGCGACTCGATGAAGAGGGCGTGGGACGCCAAACGACGCAAGTGGGAAACTATCTACCAAGGAGTTCTGTGGTGAGTGAGTACAGGAGCCCGCACAACGACGGGCATGATCCGTATATCCTGATCTGGGAGTACGGGAATGACATTCGGAGGGCCGAGTTCAGCGAACGCTGGGCTGAGTACGACGAGACCGGTTGGACCGTCTGGTATTTCCGTCTTGTGGACGGGGGCATCATGACCTTCTCGGCTCGCGAGTGGGAGCAGAAGGACGACGTCAATCACCTGACAACCATTTGGATGCGGCCGTCATTGTACGATATTGAAAGGAAGGAAAACTGACATGCCATCGATAGACTGCATTATCCTGATCATCTTTCAGGGAGACAAGACCATCCATGAGGGGCCGGGCTTCTTCGATATCTGGACCATCAATAAGAACGGCAAAACCTTAGTGACCATTCAGAACACCATCACCGAGGAGTACATATTCGAAGACCTCCCGATCAAAGTCATGTCCACGAAAGCGCCATACGTCACCATTCGGGCTGAGGAGGCATCATGATTCCACCAGGCCACATCATTCTGGTCATCAGCCAAGGGGACAAGATCATCTTCGAGAAGGAGGGTATCTTCAATATCTGTTCCTACATGAAAGGCGGCGAACTCATGGTGGCCATTCGGGATGCTATCAAGGACGAGATCATATTCGAAGACCTTCCGTGTGTCGCCGTGAGTACGAACGAGCCATACGTCCAGATACTCGCCGAAGAGGACTGACCCTTGGGACCGGTTGATCTGTGGCCCCATCAGGTCGAAGCTGTGAAGAACCTGCGGAATGGGTGCATATTGACCGGTAAGCCGGGCTCGGGGAAGTCGGTTGTCGCCCTCCAGTACTACGTTGAGAGAGTACTGGGGTTGCGGCATCCGGCCGATCTTCCGAGGCGGCTTGCCGAAGGACCCAGGTTATATATAATCACCACTGCTCGCAAGAGAGATGATCTTGATTGGCAGGGGGATGTCTCGATGTATGGGCTGACGGACTACACGACGGTCGATTCGTGGAACAACATCAGTAACTACAGTGACATCCGTGACTCCTTCATCATATTCGACGAACAGAGGGCCATCGGGAACGGCAAATGGGCCAAGACATTTGTCAAGATGGCTCGTAGCAACGAGTGGATCATGCTGTCAGGCACGCCTGGGGACAACTGGATGGACTACTGCCCTGTATTTGTGGCCAACGGCTTCTTCAAGAACCGCACCCAGTTCGAGAGGGAACACTGCCAATTCAACTACAGAGCGGGCTATCCTCGTCTTGAGCGATATCTTGGGCAGGGGAAGCTGTTGCGGCTTCGGAAGAAGGTCCTCGTGGACATGCCTTTCGTCAAGAAGACGGTTAAGAAGCGGAAGGACGTCCCGGTATCCTACGAGGAGAAGCCATATCGTACGATCCAGAAGTATCGCTTCGATCCGTACAAGGAAGAGCCCATCAAGAACGCTGGAGGTCTCTGTCATGTCTTGAGAAGGGTGACGAATGAGGATCCTGTGAGACTTGAGGCTGTGCGGCAGCTGTGTGAGGAGCATCCTCGGGTCATCGTCTTCTACAACTTCGACTATGAACTCTTCATGCTGCGGTCGTTGGGGGATATTCTCGGAGTACCGATCGCTGAGTACAACGGGCACAAGCATGAAACCTTGCCGGAAGGTGAGCGATGGGTATACCTTGTACAATACACTGCCGGTGCGGAGGCTTGGAACTGTACCACTTGTGACACGATGATATTCTTCTCTCAGAACTACTCTTGGAAGGTAATGGAGCAGTGTGAGGGGCGAATCGACAGGCTGAACACTCCTTATTCAGTCTTGAACTACTACTACCTGAAGAGCCAGTCGCCCATCGATCAGGCCATTTCGAGGGCGATTCGGGTCAAGGAGATCTTCAATGAGAGGGGTTTTTACGAGTCGCTGAGGTGATTGTTGTACCACCCGTTGTACCACTTGGTATGGCGGGTGGGCAACGCTTCTGATGTTTGTGTGACTGGAGTGGTACATGTGATTGGCCAGTTTTTTGGCCAGTTTTGAAATCGGCCGAAATCTGTATTGTACATGTGCGCCAAATTTGGCCAGTTTTTGGCCAATTGGCCAGTTTTGAAACGGGGGTGGCCACGGATCTGGCCACCACTTTTCGTTGCAATTCCGCGGTTTTACCCCTAATTTGGCCAATTGGCCAGTTTTGTTCTGATTACCAGGAGTTGAGTAAATTTTCTTATATATAGAGAGTATACAGGGGTCAAGTGGCCACCTGGCCAAGCGGTACTGTACATGCAGTCCTGGTGCAAGTCTCACCGACATGTACAATAGACCGCGTCGCGAACATGTATCCTAATGAAGGAGATGGGCCTTCTATATTTTCGACCCCTCTCGCTTCGGCATACCTCCCACGGCTGGCTGAAACTACGCTACCTCAACACCGCATAGTAAACTCAAACAACTTACGAGTACCGACACATGCGGCGCCCCGGCCAGCCGTGGGTATAATTCTTGATTCGAGGATAGACCCCATGCTCGAACGCGACTACCAACGCGGACTCATATCCAGGATCGAGGAACGCCTTCCCGGCTGCCTCATCCTCAAGAACGATCCGAACCACAATCAGGGCATACCCGACCTGATCATCATATTCGGATCCAAGTGGGCCGCACTCGAGGTCAAGAGAAGCGCTGACGCTGCTCACCGACCGAACCAGGACCATTTCATCGACAAGCTCGGTAAGTGGTCCTTCGCATCATTCATATACCCAGAGAACGAGAAAGGAACGCTCGATGAACTGGAACGTACACTCAAGGCTGGAGGGCCTGCACGCATTTCTGAGCGCCAGCAAGCACAGTTGGGTCAACTACGACGACGAGAAGCTGGGCGAGGCATTCAGGACAGCACAGGCAGCAGCGATGGGGACCAGGCTTCACGCCCTGGCCGCAGAGCATATTCGCCTAAAGATGCGGATGCCGAGGAACAAGGCCACCTTCAACGCCTACGTGAACGACGCCATTGGCTACGGGCTTGATCCCGAGGTCGTGCTATATCACAGTGAGAACGCCTTCGGGACCGCCGACGCCATCGGCTTCGACGAGAAGAAGCATCTTCTCCGTATCCACGACCTCAAGACCGGCGTGACTCGCGTCAACATGGTCCAGCTTCATATCTACGCAGCACTGTTCTGCCTGGAGTACGAGAAGCTGCCCGGCGAGATCAACGTCGAGACCCGCATCTACCAGAACGACGATATTCTGGTCGACACACCACAGCCCGACGACATCGCCCATATCATGGACAAGATCGTCTGGTTTGACAAACTCATCGAGGAGATCAAGACTGAGGAGAACTGATGCCCTCCGATATCCTCAAACACTACGGGACTAAGCGGCACTCCGGTCGCTACCCTTGGGGATCTGGTAAGGATCCATATCAGTCCGCCCAGGGCTTCCTCGCTGAGCGGGACAAGCTCAAGGCTCAGGGCATGTCCGAGGTCGATATTGCCAAAGCCTGGGGCATGAGCACCACCGAGTACCGTGCTCTGAACAGCATCGCTCGTGCCGAGAAGAAGGCAGGCGATATTTCTCGAGCATCTCGTCTCAAGGACGCCGGTCTGCCCAACACGGAGATCGGTCGACGCATGGGGCTCAACGAGTCCTCGGTTCGTGAGCTTCTCAAGCCCAACGCGTCGTATCGCAAGGACGAGATCACCCGGGTCAAGGATATTCTGGCCGACGAGGTGAAGCAGAAGAAGTTCATCGAGTACGGTCTTGGCGTCGAGCAGAACCTCCAGTGTTCGTCGACATCTTTGAAGACGGCCGTTGAGGCCCTGAAAGCTCAGGGATATACTACTCACGACGTCAAGGTCAAGCAGGCCAACAGCGATAACTACACTATTCTCAAGGTTCTCGCCCCTCCCGGCACCAAAGCTGCCGATATTCATGCACAGAGGGACAAGATCCGCACTCCGGGTGTAGTCATCGACGAGAAGGGGCTGCTGTCGACCGGGCTTCGTACCCCTCGAGCCATATCTTCGAAGAAGGTCGCCATCAAGTACGCCGAGGACGGCGGTACTGACATGGATGGGGTTATTCTGCTCCGTCGTGGAGTCAAAGAGCTCAGCCTCGGTGGCTCCAACTACGCCCAGGTGCGTATTTCGGTTGACGGAACGCACTACCTCAAGGGCATGGCCATGTACTCGGATGATATTCCGAAGGGCAAGGACATAGTCTTCAACACCAACAAGAAGAAGGGCACCCCGATGCTGGGCTCTAAGGACCACACGGTCCTCAAGCCCATGAAGGATGATCCCGAGAATCCATTTGGTGCGGTCGTTAAACAGAAGTTATTTAAGGACCCGAAGACCGGCAAGAAGGAACTGAGCGCACTCAATATTGTGAACGAGGAGGGCAAGTGGGACTCATGGTCCCAATCCCTGGCCTCACAGTTCTTATCCAAGCAGTCCCCCAAATTGGCCAAGCGCCAACTTCAGGCTGTCCGTGATGAAAAGCGTAAGCAGCTCGATGAGATCATGGGACTTACGAATCCTGTTATTCGTAAGCGGATGCTCATGTCCCTGGCTGATGACTGCGACTCGGCTTCGGTACACCTCAAGGCCAAGGCCCTCCCCGGTCAAGCGTCTCAGGTGTTATTGCCGATGCCCCATCTCAAGAAGGGTGAGGTATATGCTCCTAACTATCGGGACGGTGACGTTGTTAGTCTCGTGCGTTATCCTCATGGCGGGACTTTCGAGATTCCTACGCTCACTGTTAACAACCGAGGTAAGAAGTCTCGAAGTATTCTTGGCAATGCTAGGGATGCTATTGGGATCCATCCTTCTGTCGCTGAGCGTCTTAGCGGTGCTGATTTTGATGGCGACTCCGTCCTGGTAATTCCCAACAAGGGAAAGACTCGGATTCGTTCCACCGCCCCACTCAAGGGATTGAAGGGATTCGACCCCAAGAGAACATATCCTGGCTACCCTGGGATGAAGAGGATGTCGGATACTCAGACCCAGATGGGTAAGGTATCCAATCTTATTACCGACATGACTCTTAAGGGTGCCAGTGCCGATGAATTGTCCCGGGCTGTTCGTCACTCCATGGTTGTTATTGATGCCGAGAAGCATAATCTTAACTACAAACAGTCCGAGGTAGACAACGGCATCGCCGCATTGAAGAGGAAGTACCAGGGTGGCGCCGATAAAGGTGCAGCCACTCTTATTTCCAGGTCCAAGGGTGTTCAGTATGTACCCCATCGCAAGCCGCGCAGTGCAGCGAAGGGCGGTCCATATGATGCAGCCACTGGTCGCAGGGTCTACGAGGAGACGGGCGAGTCCTATATTAACAAGCAGGGCAAGCTAGTCAAGAAGCAGACCAAGACCACCAGGATGGCAGAGGCTACTGATGCTAGGAAGCTGTCCTCTGGTACACTGATGGAGGGTATTTACGCACAGCACGCCAATGAGTTGAAGGCTATGGCCAACGATATTAGGAAGCGTGCTATATCAACCCCCGCCATCAAACGAGACCCCCGGGCTGCTAAGAGCTATGCCCCTGAAGTTGCCACCCTCCGTGCTAAATTAAACCGGGCCCTCAAGCAGAAGCCCCTAGAGCGGCAGGCACAGCTAGTAGCACAAGGTGTTGTGCAGAAGAAGCTTGAATCAAATCCAAATTTGACCAAGAAAGAACGGGCTAAGCTTGAGGCCATGGCCATCAAGACCGCCCGCCGCCGTCTTGGTTACGATAGAGAAGGCACAAGAGTGGTCCCCACCCCTCGTGAGTGGGAAGCCATCCAGAAAGGTGCTATATCTAACTCGATGATGGAGCATATTCTAGCCAACTCGGATCTTGACACCATCAAGTCACTGGCTTTACCAAAGGAGAAGCTTCCTCTTGCTGGTGCTCAGAAGGATCGAATCAAGACTCTTCGATCTAACGGAGCCAACACAGCACAGATCGCTGAGGCATTGGGCATTTCTACAGCTAGAGTTAGGGAGTACCTGAATGGCTAGCCTTCTGTCCATTGTCAACTGTCCATTGTCCTTGAATAGAGGTGTCTAGACCCATGCTACGCCTAGCACTGACTACTGAGGACAATCCTTTCGATCCTTTCGATGAGTTCGAAGAGTGGTTTAACTTTGATGTTACTCAAGGTTACCACACCTGTGCCTACCTGGCACGGGTCACTACCACTAGTACTGACCTCACCGAAGCCGATCAACTCGAAGCAACGAATGAAGCGATTGAAGAGATTCTCGAACTCAACTTGACTGGAAACTATCAAGTTGTTGAACGAGAATTCTGACGAGCTTTCGTCCATTTCGTCCATTTCGAACTTCGAAAGAGGGGGG